GAAAGTGTTTATCCTTCCGTAGTAGTTATATTCCTTAATCCACGCTAATTTAATTATTCGGTCTTGATCGTCTTGCGGTTCGTTTTGGTATTCTTGCGAAAAAACTATACTACCGACGTAATCCGGAAAGGAAGGATCGTCCCGGATCGCCCTAAGATATTCCGGGGTGTAGGCTTCCGGCCATAGGGAAGTATCGTTATCGACTAGCGCCTGATAATGTCTAGTATTCCAACCGCTATATTTTCCGTCCTTAGTTATGACTTTCTGTAGTAAGGCGTGGTAATGAAGAATCGTCCCGATATAAATAATGTTTTTAGGTACTGCTAGTCCCGGCTGTAAATCGAAGTTAAACCACCTTTCTAGTTTTTCCCTTCTTTCGGCTGAATATACCATTTCTAGGTTTTCCAAGTCGTCAATTACGGCTAACTGTGGTCTAAATTGAAGGAATTTAAGACCTCTAATTTTCATTCCGGCGCCTAAAGCCATAATCATAACCGGACCCTTTTCGCTATTAACTACGATCCTATCTTCCCCCCACGGATCGCCCATTATCCCGTCATATAAAAAATGAATCGCCGGGTTCTGTTCTAGTTCGGCTTTAAGTGATCCTAATTGTAGTTTTGCCTGTGTGTAAGTATCGGAAATAAGAAGAATAAAACGATAGCGACCGGTTAAGGCGGCCCACGATAGCCCTATTACGTTCGTGATCGTGGATTTTGCGAAGCCACGCGGCGCGGCGAAAGCCCACTTACCACCTTTAGTAATGGCGCTAAGAATTTCGTCGTGGAAGGTCGGGCTTCTAAAAGCGATATGATTCGGGAATAAAAACTTAAAGTCACTAACATTTTTAGGGTCGCTAAAGCGTTTCGTAAGGTAACTTTGCGCGATAGTTTGTCCATATTTATTGATTAGCGACTGGATCGGTTGGCTTATCATTTTTATTTAGTTCGAAAAGCCGGTCGATTTCGGCGACGGTTTCCGGTGGTAAGTTAATCTTATCCGTTGTCGATACGTCGGACTTGCTAACTATTATCGGTAAGCCTAAGACGATTCTTTCGCCCTCGATTGCTGTTTTAAGGGTTGTCGTGATCTGTGCTAGATCGCCTAGTCCGGGCCGGCGGATTTTCTTTAACATTTCGATATTCGGTTTCATTTCGTCGGTAACTGTCCCGGCTAAAATTTCGTCTAGTTGTTTTTGGGCGGCGTCGAATTTATTTAATCGATCTTCAAAAGTATTTAGGATTCTATTTCCTAGATTTTGGATTCTTCGCCACTTTGTTAAATGACGGGAATTTGCGTCGTTTATTTCATTCGCTTTCTTCTCTAAGGTTAAACGGTCTAGTTCTAGTATACTTTCGGTTCTTTTTGCTACCCAATTTTCCGTCGCTGATCTATCCTTTACTGCTGATTCGTTTACGTCGTACTTCTTAGCTAAATCTGACAATGAAGGATAACGCCCGTCGGAATCTGACGTACAATAATCACGTAAAACCTGATCCCACGCTATATTCTTAGGACCGGTTGAATTATTTTGATTTGGTGATTCTGCCACGACTTCGGACTTCGGTTCGGGGTTTACTGGTACTTCTACCGGTTTTACCTGATCCGTTACTTCCGGATTCGCGGACGGTTTTATTTCGTCCATATTTTTCTATTTCTTTCCCTTCCGGGTCGATTAACTTAAAATTCGATAAATTGTAGGTTTCTAGCCACTTTTCCCCGTCAAGTTGAATCCTGATTACAATTCCGCCGCTTTCTTCGACGTCGGTAATCTTTCTAGCCCGGCCGGAAAATCTATTAACTAAAGTTTGTCCTATCTCTAAATTAGTCATAATTTATTTTAGCACTTTTTCGATTTTGCTTTTGTAACCATACTTTCTAATAAGGTAAGAATCGGGCCGGATTTTTCTATTCCCTTCTTAATAAAGCCTAATTTAGCCTGATTCTCTAAATCGCTGTTAATAAGGTGGCGGGTATTACTGTCGATCGTGGTTATCTTTTTATTACCGGCGACGATTTTAGTATCGGTGTCGTCGATTAAATCGGTTAGGTTTTTAGCTTGATCGATAGTTTCCTGTGTCCCCTTGTGAATTTCCCTTAACATTCTTTCGTCGCGTTTTCTTGCGTTATTAACCTTTTTGTCTATACTTCGGACTAATCCGAATACGTTATAGATCGTCGATAATTCTAGCCCGTATTGCTGAATATATTTTCGACATTGAACTATTATTTTAGTTAAGATCGCTAATTGGATCGTCAATAGTAAAACGATCACTAAGAAAATTAAGTAAGCGATCCCGGTTATTTCGATATTCATATATTATTTAATCTAACTTGTAATTTCCCCCTTAGATTATCGCCTTCGAACCAAGCGACGGCGTAATTATTTCTAAGTAGGAAACTAAGTAAGCCGGCGAAATTAGCCGGGCCGTGGTGCCATTCCATAGAAATTTGACGAATCCGTGGTAGACTTTGGCACGTCATTAAGACTTCGTATTCTGCCCCTTCAATATCTAATTTAAGAAAATCGATCATTCCTTCGTCGCCGATCGTGTTTTTAATAAGTTCGTCTAAGCTAGTAACTGCGACTTCGATATGCTTAAAACTTTCCGGGTTGTTATCGATATTTAGACTTAAAGTATGACTTCCTGATCCGTAGGGATCATTACAGATATAAAGCGGGGCTTTCGTTTCCCCGTTTCCCATTACTGCGCCTTCGAATAAAGTTACCGGTTCGCTGAAATATGCGTTATTAGCTTCGATATTCTTTTTAAGAAGTTCTATTGTGTCCGGGTGGGGTTCGACTGCGACGATCTTTTTAGCGCCCAAAATTCCGGATAAAACTGTAAAAGACCCTATGTTAGCGCCTAAGTCGATAACGGTATCGCCGGGCTTAATCTCTAATTTTCCATACTTGAAATAGTAGTCGGTAAAAACTTCCCCGCCGGCCATAGGTTCGTCCTGTGTGTCCGGGCGTAGTTCTAAAAATATCTTATGATCTCCGTAGTGAAAACGAACTACTTTCGTATTCATAAAGTATTTACCCTCGATTTTAATAACTTAACTGCGTCGGCGTAATCTTTGGCTAGGACGGCTAGTTCGTTATTGATATATTCCATTGAAAGCGATCGGCATATATCGTAATTTTCGAAGATAAAAGTATAAGGTTTCCTTTCCGTTTCTATTCCTACCATTTTTTCGCCTTTAGCGTATAAAGCGGCGGCTTCGTATAAATCCTGTGTTTTGTAATTCTTTTTTTCTATTGTCATTTTATTTTTCCTTTTGTATCGGCACTAATTTAATGGCCGCTTCTATTGTCTTTAATACATTTAACCATAATTGACGCTTCTTTGGTAGGTCTTTCCCTTTGAAGACATATTCTTTTTTACAATTTTCTTCGTCGACGATTTCTATAAATCCGTCGTGAAGCCATACCCGGACTTTAATATCGCCGGAACTGACTTCGTATAACTGTTCTACTATTTTTATTTTAGGCTTTGACATAGGTTTCGATAATGGTTTTTAAGAAGCGGTGTTTTTTCGTAGGGCATAACGCTTTAACCCTTTTCATAGCTTCGGCTTCGTCTTTGGCGATCACCTGACATTCTACCGATCGCATAAACGACCCGTCCGGGGCTTCCATTTCGTAAGCGTAAATAACGAAGACTGTGTATTTTTCTATAGACATATTATTTTAATTTATAATGCTAAAAGTAACTTCGACGACCCCCTTCGATAGCGGCGCAAGTTGATTAAAAGCCGTCGGCGTAAGATCAAAACTTCGACCGTACTTCTTCGAAAAGCTACCGCGATCGTTACACCTAACTTCGACACTACCCCGATCGCTAGTAAGCCGGACCTTTGTACCAAGTGGAAAATCGCTACTACAAGCGGCCGTAAGACCTTCGTTAGTAAAAACTTCGCCGGAAGCAGTAAGACAAGAAGGATTAAATCTTTCGCAATAGTCGGTCGTGTAGAATGACGCTGTAGTTTTATATGATTCGTGAAGTTGTGAAGGGCTATTGGATTCTGCGCTATTGATAGGAAGGGGTTTTGTTTTTTCATTTTGATTCTTTGTTATATTATTGTTTACTTCTATATTTAATTGTAGACACTTTTCGGCTGTTGACAAGGGGGAAATTAGTTCCGGCTTTGGCGCGAAATATAAATAGCCGGCATAAGCGCCGACTAATAAAGACATTAAGAAAACGGGAAGAAGGTATATTTTATTTTTCATTCTATATTATTTAATTTTTAACTTAGTACCGCCCCGGCGAATTGAACGACCGACTTCTACGCCCATTAAGGGGTAGTGTGCCACCTTTACACTAGCGCGGTTTATTGACTTCCTGTTTTTTAAGATATTCGTTAAAAGCAGTTTCGGAAATCCGGTAATCATTACCCACCCGGATAGCGTTAATCTTACCGCGTTTAATTTCCCGGTAGATCGTCATAGGATTAACCGAAAGGATTTTCGCGACTTCTTTTCTGGTGTAATACTTTTCTTCATTCATATTCATTTTAGTTTACTATACTTGACTGTAATTCGTCAAGGACTACATAATTTCCGCTTTTTTAGCTAACCTTAAAAGACGGTGTAATTTTTTATGACAAGGGTCGCATAATCTAACTAAGATTTCCGGATCATAACTTACGTGGTGATCGACTAATTTTTCTTTATCTTTACAAAAATAACATTGATTGGATAAAAAAAGTTTTGACCTTTTTGTAGCCCGGCGTGACTTATTCCATTGACGGTTATAGGCGTTTACTTTTTCTTTATTTCTTTTCCTATAAAGGGCTTTTAGGTGGTTTTTAGAACACTTGCGCGAACAGTAGGATTTTTGATTACCATTAAGCGGATTACCGCATTTTTTACATTTCATATCTTATTATCCCCTATCCCCTACCCTATCGTCAAGTGTCCCTCTTTTTTTGTTTTTAGCTTCAAAGTTTCACCGGGGGAGTGGTGGGGGAGTGGTGTCGGGGGAGTGGTAAGCGACACCTATCCTATAATAACCGCATTATGTCAATTTGCCACGGCCCAAAAGAAGTATTTTTTACTATCCCTTGCGCCGGCGTCGATCGTCCGGGAATAAGCCTTTTCTAACCGTCCTTCCCGGCCGTTAAGGTAGCAATCCTTAAATAACTTAAACCACGCCGGATCGACCTTAATTTTTAGCTTTTCGGCGACCCGTAGGGCGTGTTCTTGCCACGGTGTATATATCCGGCTTTTAGTGTCGGGTTCGATTCTCTTATGATTGGATAAAATGTCCTTTAAGGAAGCGATACCTTTCTTCTTTGACTTATCCACATACTTATCCACATTGTTAATAACTACTGACGCCGTAGGCGTTACAGTTTCTTTTATCTTATTATCTTTAATACGTATTATCTTTACCTTAGCGTCTGCGCTAACTCGGCTACTTGACCGACTTAGCGTCCGTGTTAAGTCGGACTTAACCAATTCGTTAAGTCGGGTTATGTATCTAATCTTTCCGCCGTCACTTTTTACCTGATAATTTAATCGAATATATCCGAAATCTTGAAGCTGACTAATTGCCCGGCTGACTGATACTTCGTGGGCCTTAAACATTTCCCCGATCTTTTGATTGCTGAAAAAAAACTTATCGCCGGTATAGGTATAAATAAACGCCGCGATCTTTAATTGAAGCACCGAAAGCCGGTCGTCCTTATAAAGAAAGTCCGGAACGACTAAGTATTTTAGTTCGTATATTTCGGTCGTTTCTGTCATATTCTATTTTATTTAACCAAAAAACCGCTTATTCGAAGGCGGCTAGTGTATTAGACTAATCGTTGGGCGATTTCCCGCCCTCGAATAAACGGTCTTCTAATACACCACTAATTATCGCCCACTTATTATTATTCTATTTATTTATAAATTGTCAAGTTAGCTAGAATAATTTTTCCTGTGTTTTTAAGATATAAAACACTTCGGCGATCTTAAATAATTTTAATTCCCACTTATCACGAAAAGCCGCGTTCGAATGTAGTTTATCGTGGTAGGACTTAGCTAAAGGGATTCTAGGGCCATTTACGCCACCGTGGGACTGAAAGACTAGGTGATGTAGGGCTACTTCATAAGTGGACCCGGAAATCTGACACCGGTAATTAAAATGTTCCATTATCTCGGCGTCGGTAAATTTACTAAAATCTAGGTTTCTTAAACGATCGGGTATATCTCTTTTTGGCATATTATTTTTTACCGAATAATTGAACGGTGTAGGTCCCGTTTCTTCCGATCCCGGTTTCCCGGTAGGCGCAATTTAATAAAATCTTACGGTGGGATTCTGACCCTAACCAAGCGTCGACGATCTGACGATTTTCGCTGTAGTTTCTAGCTAAATTTTCGCCGGCGATACTATACCTATAATATTTACTTACCGTCTTAATCCAACCGTCGTGATACCAATGTCCGGCGGAAACGTAATCCGCCCTTTCTTCGGCGGCCGCTATAAGCTGACTATTTTCTTTAAGTGGAACCTTACACCCTTTTTCTGCCCGAACTTCGTTTACTATATCGACGATCGGGTCGTGGGCTATGGTAGCCACCCCTTTAACTTCCGGACGGAAGAATAAAAGTGAAATGATTAAATATAAGATCATATTAGTATCGGGATTCGGCCCTTTCCTGTTTAAGAACCCCTAATCGGCTTTGAAGCGCCGTTATTAAGGTTTCGGTCGAATCGTAAATAACTTTTAACTTATCGGCTAAATGCTTTAATTCGATTTCCCGGACTTGATCGTCGGCGGTCTTTTGAATGATCGCTGAATCGACGTCTTGAACGGTGGCACGCTGTAAGGTCTTTCCTAGCGCGTCTTTAGTAGGCTTCCACTCGCTAGCATATCGAATCTTACGGCTTAGGTAAGCGAAATCATAGTAAGACGAAGCGTCGGCCATTTGCGCCCCTAGATTGACACGTAGGACGGCTAGGGTAGTGATTGCCCGGCTTACCTGATCCGCCGACCAATTTTTTAACTCCGTCTTTTTTAATGCTTCGGTTATTCTAAGAATTTCGGAAGTGATTTCGTTAATCGTTCCGGCTTCTTCGATCTTTTTAAGTGAATCTTGATAGGTTTCTTCTAAAGTTTTCATATTAAAATAGTGAAATTTGCGGTTTACGATACCGCGAAATATAAGCGTAATTTTCGTCTAGGAAATTTTTTAGCGGGGCGATATTATCGATTACTGAATAATTTTCTTTTCTTAATTCCCCGGTACACGGATTTTTCCATATTGAAGTCGGGATCGCGTATTCACTAGCGAAAAATTGTGTAGTTCTTTCTTTATTGATTCCATAATGACCTTTACCTAAACCTTCCGGGCGATAAACTAATCCGCCGAATAGAATCCAATCACCGAACCGGGCGATAACATTATCCGATCCGAATAGGTGTTTAACTTCCTTCCTTTGAAATTCGTATTTATTGTGTTCTTCGCACCACTTAAAAACTCTTAATAAGGCGTCTACCATACCCGTAAATAGGGCGATTTCGCGTTCTTCTATTATCTGACCGCAAGTAGGACACCTTTTTTTATTGTCTGTCATTCTAAAGCACCCCCTTTTTCTGCTATTTTAGTAATTTCGTCTTCCTTTTCGACTACTGCCGAAAGGATAAATTTATCGTGCTGACCGTGGACTTTCTGAATAATAACCGTTTTAGGGTAAAATCCGAAGGTTTTATAAAGATCGAATCCAATACCACCCCGGCCTACTCTATCCTTTAACTTGAAAGGTACGGTAGATTTTACGTTGTAATCGTCGTTTTTAGGCGTTTCGTTTGTCATTTTCTTTTTCCCCTTTATTGACTTCTTCGATTTCGTCGATTTCGTCGAATGAATAATGATCGCCGCAAGTATTACATTTATACCCGGACGCTTCCCACTTTTCCGGACCTTCCGGCATTGTGAAACCGTTATTTTCCATTTCTACGGATAACGGGAATCCGCAATTAGGACATAATTTTTCGTCTTCCATATTAGTTTAAGATTTTGTCGGTTTTTTCTTTTTTGTCACCGGCGATCATATCTTTAATAACTTGGATCGTTTCTTCTGCGCGGGCCTTGATTGCCTTTAGTTCGGCTATTTTCTGATTAAAGTAAGCCGATTCTTTAGCGTCGGTTATGATGATAGTTTTTCGATTGTAAATAACTAGATCAATTTCGCAAGCTAATATCTTCACTTCTTGCGCTTCTAAAAGGTCCGAAAGGTGTTCGATTTTTGTTTTCATTTTTTTAATTAAATAATAAGTTTTTTAGCTTCTTCTTTAGTAACCATATTTCCGTAAATTTCACTAGAAAGATCGTCGGAAATCCGATCTAAAAAGTTTATCTGTTCTTTGATATTGTGATTCGTGCTTATAAAGTATCGATATTGTCTTCGGTAGGCTTCGACTTCTTGACCTAGCCTAAAATGCTTATCGACTAAATATCTAGCCCACCACCCGGCCGGATCGTTACCTTGCTGTTTTTCGTGGGTTCTTTCGTGGGTTTTTAAGTGACCCGGAACTGCCCCCGATCGTCCGGGACGGTAAAGAATATCCCCGTAGGTAAAAACGATCGTCTTAATTCCGGCTATCGGAAATACTTTACAGATTTCGGCGTAGTTAGGCGGGAAAGCGTGTATTACCTTCATAGTGTTTTAGATTTTTCCCTTAAATAATTACTAAGCGCGGATAGTTTAGTCTGAACTTCATTTACCACGTCGCCGGCTTCTTTACTTGAAACGGCCGGAAGGGTGATCTTATCAATCGTCCCGGCTAATTCGATTAACTTTTCTTTATCCGGGGCTAGAAGGGCTTTACGCTTCGATTCTTCTTCGGCGGCCTTCCTAGCGTCTTCTGCGGCTTTGGCGTCGGCTTCCTTTTTAGCTTGCGCTTCCTTTTCTGCCTTTAATTTAGCTTCGGCTTCTTCTCTAGCCTTGCGTTCCTTCTCTAATTTTTCTTCCTGTTCTTTGGCGATCCGGTCCGATTCCTTTTGTTTTTCGTCGGCTTCCTTTTTAAGTTTTTCGTTTTCTTCCCGGATTTTACGATCTTCTTCTTCTTTGGCTTTTTCTTTAGCGATCCTATCGGCTTCTTCTTTAGCTTCGGCGTCTTTTTTAGCCTGATAGGAAGCCTTACACCCGGTTAATAGATTTTCGAAAGCGACGTCGGACATATCTTTAATCGCATAAAGGGAAATATCGTCGACGTAGGGGGTAAGTTTTTCGATTCTTTCTTCGTATTTTTTCTGTATACGTTCCAATTCCTTAACTTCGGCGTATTTTTCCTGTTTTTCTAGGTGTTCTTCAATCGGGACGATCAAGGCTTTAATAAGATTTGATACCCCGTCGATCGCCCGGCCTTCTCTAAGCGACTGTTCTTTCAATTCGACCCGGACCTTCTCTACTTCGACCCTAAGACTTTTAAGGGTTAATCTA